CGATGGCTGCAAAAAAGACCGCTGGATCGGCCAAAACCGTTTCCGGCAAGACGTTGGCCCCGGCGACCAAGATGGCCGCCAGCGGCGCGCTGTTATCCGCCCACGACCCGAGCAACGACTTCACCCCGCCCGAAGCCGCCGCCATGAAATCCGCCGGCAGGTTGAGCGTCGCCAGCACGGTGCCGGTGATCGATGCCGCGCAATTGGCCGGAGCCCCCGCGGTCAGATCGTAGATCTTCATGATCGCCGAAGCGCCCATGGCCACCTCGATCGCATCCAGCGCCGCATTCCGCGCCGCCGTGGAAAATTGCACAGCCATCTAACTGGTCCCCTTCGTTTCGATGGGCCGTCATCAACCCGCTCATCCTGAGCTTGTCGAAGGACGACCCATCGAAACGAAGGACAGCGGTTTCCCGCATGCCCTTCGAATTTCGCTGTGAGAAGGCGGTCAGCCTTCCTTGAGGTTATCTGCCACCGCTTCGTCTTGCGACTTGGTCGGATCGTTGAAATAAATCCGGTTCATGTCGGCGGTGGTGCCCTCGCGCGGATTGTCGTCCACCGCAGGGTGCGTGGTGTCGATCCCGTCAACAATTGCCGGTTCGATCAGCGCGCCGCTGGCGGCCATCTTGGTCGCCGGGGCCAACGTCTTGCCGGAAACGGTTTTGGCCGATCCAGCGGTCTTTTTTGCAGCCATCGTCTTGATCCTCTTGCTGTGATTCCCGCTCCACCTGATTGCCGGCGCACCGGCAGCCAGGTGGAGCGGGGACGCGTTTCCGCGCCCCCGCTCCCGATCGCCCAGGATCAGAACTGCTTGATCGCCTTCATGTATTCGGGGTTCTGCACCCCGCCACCGACGCGCTTGGTGGTATAGAAGTGGACGTACGGCTTGTTGGTGAACGGATCGCGGGTGACCCGCGTGCCGAGGCGGTCGATCACCAGGTAGGTCTGTTCCATGTTGCCGAACAGGATCGAGACCAGGCCGGTAGTCATTGCCGGCATGCCGGCAACTTCGACCACCGGATAGCCCGACAGGGTGGCCGGTTCGCCGGCTACATAGCTCGGCTGCCACAGGTAGTTGTTCTGCCCGTCCTTGAGCTTGCGCAGGTTACCCAGCGAAGTGCGGTTCATGTAGAACTTGGCATTCGCTTCGCGCTCGCTCGGCAGCGAGTAGATCAGGCTGAGCAGTTCGTCGCCGGTCACCGCCGTCGCGCTGGCAACAGTGGTTGCGGTGATCGCACCCCACGGATGCTTGGCCGCGTTGGCCGCGCCGGTGACGTAGGTCAGGATCCCGAACGGCTTGTTGGTGCCATTGCCCGATAGGAACGCGATGTTCTCCTGGATGGCAAATTCGCCGTCGACTTCGCTGGTCAGCCACTGCTCGAGGTCGAAGCCAGCATCGTCAAGCATCCGCTGCGTCACCGCCGGGTTGGCGTAGATTTCGCCCAGGTCGAACTGCAGGGTGGACAGGCCCGGGGTGGTGGTTTCCGGCCGCGCGGCAGTTTCACCGACCCAACCCGAACCGATGATCCCGTCGTTGTAGACCCGGATGAACCCGCGATCGCCAACCGTGATGACCTGCGAATTTTCGCGGATCGGGCTGCGCTGTTTGAGCTTGTCGGTGATCGTCCGGTCCCATTCGATCGGGACGAGGAAGCCGCCGGCCGCGTCAGTGCCTTCGGACATAGCCGCCTGCACAGTCGGCACCGTGCCGCTGCGGATATAGGCCTTGATCTGGTCAGTGTGTTCCTGATTCTCGGGACCACCGCCCCCGCCCAGGCTGCCCGCCGCAATCTTGCGGTTGGCTTCGTCGAGCGCGGATTGGAGGTCGCTCAGCGTGTTGTTGAGCGTCGCGAGCTTGGCCTGCACCAGCCCGTCGTCCGCCTTGGCACCAACCGCGGCGTCGTTGGTCTTCTTGAATTCCTCGAACGCCTTGTTGAGTTCGGCGAACAGGGCCTTGGGGTCGCTGACATCGGCGCGCGGGGCGGCGTGGACAGCACGGGGCGTGGCGGCAAGCGCCAGCGATGCCAGCGCAGTGCTGGCGAGCATCAGATTCGTCTTCATGGTGATTTCCCTTCGATCAGCCGGCTTTTAGCTCGGCCAGGAGTTTGGACGCTTCCGCCGTCCAGTCGTCGTCCCCAGCGCCAGGCGTAGGGACAGTTTGGGCAGCGCCGGGCGTGCCCCCAAAATTCGATGATTTTAGTTCGTTGATCCGCGCGCGCGCCTGGCTGCGGGTCATCCCGCCGCTCACCAGGGTGAGCTCCATGGCGCGCAGCTGGTTGGCCGTCTGGTCGGCGGCCTTGGTCTTGGTGTCGGTGGTCATCTGGTCGGCGGCGAGCAGCCCGTCGGCAAAGCCTTTATCGACCGCCACCGAACCGCTCATATAGGTCTCCGCGTCCATCAACGCGGCGATCTCGGCAGCCTTCATGCCTGAACGCGCGGCATAGACATCGGCCATCGCCTGGTCGAACGGCGCCAGCCAGGTCGCCACCTCGGCCATATCATGCCGATTGCCCACAGCGACCACCCAGCAATTGTGGATCATCAGGAAGCTCGCCGCGCCGACTTCGACCGTATCGCCGGCCATCGCAATGATCGACGCGGCGCTGGCCGCCATGCCCATCACCTTGACCGTGATCGGCTGCGAATGTTCGCGCAGCACATTGTAGATCGCGATGCCCTCGAACATGTCGCCGCCCGGGGAATTGATCTGCACCTCGATCGGCCGGTCGCCGATCGCGCGCAGCTGCGCCGCCACGCCCTTGGCGGTGATCCCGCCGCCGGTCCACGGATCGAACCCGATCAGGTCGAACATCGTGATGACATTGTCGCCGCTGGACAGCGCGCGGATGCCGGCAGCTTCATCGCCCCAGCGCTCAAGCGCACCGGGCGTAGTGAAGGCCGAAATCTTCCTGTCGCCGGGCAATGGCAGCGCGCCCGGGCGCGCCTGCGCGAACACCCGCGGGTATCGGTTAGGCTGGTGCATTGCTGTTTCCTCTCATCGGATTGGCCAATCCGTATCCGTCGGCCAGCGGCGGCAGCTCGAGCGCGCCGCGGCTTTCGTTCTGCTGCATGATCTGCGGCGTCCCGCCGGCCCCGGTCAGCTTCGACAGGAACTCGGCCTGGTCCTTCATCGTCCCGCGCAGCAGCGCCTTTTCGTTGAACTTTGGGCGGTACCGGTCGCGCTCATTTTCAGTCAGCAGCGAGACGGTGATGGCCTGCTCCCATGAGACAAACCACGGCGCGAGCGTGTACTGCACCAGCATCATGCTCAGCTGCTCTATCCCGCTGCCCCAACTGGTATCGTCCAGCATCAGGAACGGGCGCGGCACTCCGAACATCCGGCCAACTTCCTCGACCAGCTGTTGGCGCAGTTCGACGCCTTGGGCGTTGCGTGAGTTGAAATCGAACACATTGGCCTTGAGCCCCTGCTCAAGGATCATCCACCGCCCTGACTTTTCGCCAGAGAAATCATTGTCAACTGACATTCGCAGCCGGTCATGGGCTTCGGGGGTCAACGATTTGCCATCCGGAAACTCAAGCGCGCCCCCCGGATTGGCCCCATGGTTCATGCTCGACTTCATTGCGGCATCGCTGCTGCGCGCCATGTCGATCACGTCACGCGCATAATCGACCATTGGCCGACCTGTGATCCCGTCGTCGCTCGGCCCCATCAGGTGGAGCAATTCACCCGCCTTGAAGGTCTTGACCCCGCCGGACTTGCCCCGGACTTCGTGCTCGATCGACCAATCGTCGCGCTGCACCGTCTTGACCATGTGCGGCGGCAGGATGATCAGTTCGCTCACCCGGTTCAGGCTGCGGATCGGCAGCGCATAGGCATTGCCCTTCATCAGCGCGTGCCGCTGCATCACCGCCTTGAAGGTGAACGGCGTCTGCCCGCGCCGCGGCTGCCGGCTGAGCAACTTATGCAGCCAGTGATCGCGCGCCGTCCCGGCCGGATCGCCGTTGCTGTCCAGTTCCTGCAAACCCAGCGGCAATTGCCCCATCGCCCGCTCGATCAGCAGCACGCAGCGATTGACCGCCGAATTGCGCAAGGCATCACTCGATACGCCGCCATAGCGGATCAACTCGAGCAGCTGCGGCGTGACCGTGCTTTCGCTTAACGCAGCCCGCACCGATGAAGCCGAGCCGGGACCATCATAAATCCCAAAAACCCGCGTCAGCCATCCCATCAGATGCGCACCAGCCCCCGCGTTTCATAGACAGAAGGCTCATCGTCGTTGGCCACCGGCCCCGCCTCAAGCATCTGCAGCGCGTTCAGCATGGCGATCAGCGGGTCGATCTTGCCCGCCCCTGCCATTTGCTTGCTGATGTACACATTGCTGCCTTTCAGTTCCGCCCGGGCGTTGGAAACGCACCAGGCCATCAGGGCCGAACCATCGTGCCGCAGCATCCGGTCGCCCAGTTTGAATTCCGCCGTCTTGATCGTACCGGTCAGGCCAACCCCCTGCCGCACCGGGCTGATCTGCCCCGCGCGGCGCGCCACCGCGTCACCGGGATCGAACCCCGCCGCGACTAGTGCATCGACCAGCGCGCCCATCCCCCAGCTATCGACGCCAACACCGCCGACTGCCGGCATCAGCCCGCTGTCGCGAACCCGCACCGTCAGCGCGGCCACTTCATCGACCAGCTGCTGGCCGGTTTCGACCAGGCTCAACGTGCCCTCGGCTTTGAAATCACGCAGCGCCGGAGCAATGTCCTTGCGCCGGTCGAGCGCTATTTCCAGCGCCCAGGCCCGGCTGCAGGCCAGCCACACCCCGGTCCCGATCTCCCGGCCCGCAACACACAGCCCGAACAGATCGTCGCGCCCGCCGCCGTCGATGCCCACCACCGCCACTTCGCAGCGGCGCAGCAGTTCGTCGATCGTCAGGCCCGGTTCCTCGGCCGCTTCCCAGTAATCCGCCGCGCCCCACCGGTCGCGCCGCAGCCGCAGCCCGATCTCGACGTTGAGGTGCTTGGCGAGGAATATCTGCAGGCCCTCGCCCTCACCCGACAAGGTCTTGCCGAATTCCTTTTCGAGCCATTCCCGGCTGACCGCCGAGCCCAGACTGGGGTTGGTCACGTACCAGTTGTCTGGCTCTAGATAGGCCTCGGCCTCGAGCATTGGCTCGGGCCATTCGTACAGCACCCCCAGGCTGGTCGGATCGGCGATCACGCCATCGCGAACATCCCGGAAGTAATTGAGCTTGGTCTTGAACACCCCCTGCGGCGGTTCGTCCGAATGGGTGGTAATCGAAATCAGGAAACCTTCATCGCGGGTCGATAGCCCGCCGGTCGCTTCGCGCAACATCGCTTCGGCCTTCGGGTTTTTCCCGAACAGCCACAACTCTTCGACCAGGACGAACCCGGCCTTCTTGCCCCCGACCACACCACTGTCCGCCGCCACCACCTTGAGCTCGGCCAGGGTGACCCGGTGCTTGATCGTGCGCTGGTGCTCTATCACCTGCAGCAGTTCGGTCAGCTCGGGATCCGCGCGGACCATGCCCGCTGCCGGATCGAAACTGTTGTTGGCGATTTCCAGCGTCGGCGCCAGGATCAGCAATTCGGCATTGTGCCGGTAATTCAGGATCAGCGCGGTGAGCATAATGCCCGCCGCGATCATCGACTTGCCGTTCTTCTTGCTGATCAGCAGCAGGAACTCGCTGATCAGGCGGCGTCCCGTTGCCGGATCCTGCGCTCCGAAAATCGCGCCGACGAAGTCGAACACCCACTGGTCGCAAACCTCGCCCAGCGTGGGATAGGTTCCATCACGCTTCTGCGGCAGGTCAGTAACCTGCAGCGACTTGAATACGCCGAGCGCTTCCTCGGCCTGGCCGGGGAACAGCGGTGCGATCGGCACCAGGCTTTCACCCGCGACGATCCGCTCCTGCCAATCGAGGCAGGCCGTGCTCCACTCCATTAGCAGCTGCCTAGTTGATCAGCATCGCCGGTGCAGATCGCGGGCCATACTTGCCCCCGACCCGCTGCGCGGCGAGCTTCTGTTCTTCCTTCTTGCCCAGCTGCGCCGGCTTCTCAGCTTTACCGCGTTCCTTGACCCGGAAGCCGACCGCGTCGAGCCCTGCCTTGTCGAGCCGCTTGAGCAGCTTCTCGGTCGCGCCGGTTTTGCCACCGAGCGAATCCCTGTTCAGCCGAGCCAGCAGCTCGCCCTCTACAAAGGCCCGGGCATTGCGCCGGATCGCCTGCAAGTCGGGGCTCGAAAAATAATGCAGCTTCATCGTCGGGATCGAAAGCCCGAGCGCCGAGGCGACCTCGGCATCGCTGCGCCGCAGGCCATAAAGCAGGATCGCTTTCTCAAGGTTTTCCGGGCTCGGCGCGTGCTGCCGCCGCCCCTTCATCCCCATGTTCTTGGGCACAGGCTGGCCAAGCAGATCGAACGGCAACCAACCCGGCCCGTCCACCTGCTCAGATTTCACACCACCCAAGAAAAAAATCTCCAAATGAGAGGGACGGTGGTCAAGCGCCGACTGGACTGGTGAACTTTTGCCCACCCCCCGGTCACCTCACCGCCGCCAGGCCCGATCGCCCTTAGCCTTTGCCGTCTTCGCCTGATGCTCGGAGTGCGTGAGCCACTGCGTATTCGCCGGATCGAGGCCCGCGCCGCCATCCCGCCGCTCGGTCACATGGTCGAGCACCAGACGCTCGCCCGGCTTGCCGCGCGCCTTCGCCTGCCAATAGTCCTTGTCCTTCATCCGGGCGGACCGCAGCGCGATCCACTCGGGCGACTGATAGAACGGATCGGCCACCTTGGGTGCCCGCGCGATCCGCACCGGAGCCGCCGCCAGGCGCGCCGGCGCCCGCGTCAACCGCGCCATGTCCGCACCTTCCTGAAGCTGTTTGGCTGGCGATGGCGCTGCGAACCCGAAGCCCTGCGGCGCACCATCGCCAACCTGTTCCCCTGATAGCCCCAAACACTGGGCAAACGGACACCCTTTATTTCAGTGGGGAATCCTAAAACCGCTTGACGACATGCCCCGCCAGAAATCTGCCAAAGCGCTCAGCGCGGCGCGCGACAGACCCTTGACTTATCCACACTCAGACCCCGACTGGAAACGCAGGACGCTGGCCAAGGCTGGCGGCAAAGTGATCCTGTTCACCTCGAACGTAGTGCCGACAACCAGCTTCACTGCGGCTCGGCGTCAACAGTGCCTCACCTTTGGGTTGCTCTTGCATGGCAGCGTAACGCTTGCTGAGCCCGAAGTGCTTGCCGCAGTGGCCCATCTTGGGGCAGGCCCAGTCTTGGCACAGCCAACGCCATCCGGCCGCGATGTAGCGATCACTGGTCGGAGCATCTATCTCGACAACGCGGTAGATCACGTCGAAGCTCACCCTTCACCCCCAATCCCCAGCCCCAACACCTCCATCCGCGCCGCCACGCGCCCCAGCGCCCGGTCAAACCGCTTGCGCAGGCAATCACTGGTCACCATCAACTTCCGCTCACCCTGAGCCTGTCGAAGGGCCGCCTTCTCGGCCACCCAAACCCGCGACCAGCCAAACTCATCCCCGCCCGGCCAGTTCATCATCACCAGCACCCGCCCGACCAGCGAGCGATGCCCCTCAGGCACCGCCATCGCCGCACAATCGGGATCGAGCAGCAGCCGCTCCAACCGCACCAGCTGACGGCGCGACAGCGCCACCGATGGCGCCACCGCTTCCGCGCCCAACTGCCCCGCATCGCCGTCCGCCCAGTCCGCCCCGCCGTCCTGCCCAAAGTCGCGGCTGCGCAGGATCTCGGGCCAGCACGACCGCGATCCCGCGCGCAGGAACGCCCGGTCCCGGTCGGGCAAGCGCCCCAACCACTCCACCGCCTCCAGCAACGCCCGCTCGGCATCGTCGCGCGTCACCACTGCCTGCCCGATCATCGCAATTCTCCCACAAATCCCGCTTGCTCCAGTGGAGCAAACCCAAACCAGCCATTTCCGCTCCAGTGGAGCAATTGCTCCACACCCTGAAAAGCCCAAAAATCCCAACAAATCCCTATAGTTATCACTACTCCACCCAATCTATTTTAGAGGGAATGGAGCAATGGAGCAAATAATTCGCTCATTCCGCATGCGCGCGCACGCCCGCACATATGTGGAACCATGCCGATTTTTGCTCCAATGCTCCACACGCGCAGAAAACCGCCATCCGTTTGCTCCAAACGCCATTTCCCATTGCTCCAAACTTGCTCCATTGGAGCAAACTCACCCGTCAGAACCGCACATCATCGTCCCCCAGATCGGCAAATCCGCCCCCCAGATCGCTGTTATCGATCCCGCTCTGCGCCACCGCCGTATCGTCATCCATCGCGGTCCAGCGGCCTTCCTTCACGTCCTGCGCGCTGAAGGCGGCGCGGATGTTCAGCCACCAATCGCCATTGGCATGTTTGGATCGGAACCCCTTGCCGGTCATGGCCTTGGTCAGCTGGCGCGATGTCATCACAAACCCGCCCGTCTGCCCCGCCCAGGCCTCGTACAGCTCGTGCAGCTCGGTTTTCTTGCACCGGAACAGCCGCCCCGGCATATCCTCGCCCAGCACGCACACCTGCCGCAGGAACCGGCCCAGATCGTCGCTGTCGTCGCGGTATTCGCTGGTGGCCATGCGCACCGCCTCGGGCTCGATCAGGCCATTGTCGGCCCAGTCCATCAGCCCTTCGATCAACCGCGCGAACACGCCAGCCCCTTCGGCCTGCAATTTCTCGCCCAGCTTGCGGTCAACCGCCGCCTCGGGGATCTGCACCCCCCACGGCACCAGCTGCATCCGCCGCCAGATGCCGTCGCTGGTATCCTTGATCGTCGGCTTGTTGTTGCCGCTGATCGTCATCTTGAATTCGGGCAAAAACGTGAACAGCCCCTTGTTCAGGTGCCGCGCATCCACCGGATCGCCGCCGGTCACCATCTTGACGAGGCCCTCATTGAGCACCGCACCCTTGCTGGGCTCGGAAACGCGCAGGAACCGCACCCCGGGCAGCCGGGCAATGTCCGGCGTCGCCTGGTCCCCGCGCCGCTTGCCATTGTCGAGCAGGCTTTCGATCGGGAGCGACCCGGCATAGTCGCCCGCGATCCACGCCACCGCTTCCACCCAGGTGCCCTTGCCGTTGCGGCCCTGGCCATAGAAAAACGCCAGCTTCTGCTCGCCGATATTGCCGGTCAGGCTCAGCCCGCCCCACTGGGCGATAAACCGCCGCATGGCCGGGTCAGGCTGCACCCCGGCCATGAACGCATCATAGACCGGGCTGCGCGCGCGCGGGCGATAGTCCACCCGGGTAATCTTGGTGATCAGGTCGGCCCGGTCATGCGGGGCGAGCTTGACCTGCCAGACATTGTGCCATTCGCTCTTGCCCGCCGCCACTTCAGACGACGAACGTTTCCGGTTCGCGCGCAGTATCCGCAAGGTGCCATTCTGGCAATTGATCGCCATCCGGTCGGCGTCGAAGTCGGGCACCGCCACCGCGATCCCGGCAAAGTTTTTCACCAGCAGCCCGATACAACCAAGCCGCGCCGCGCTTTCGCTCGATCGCGCCCATTCGGCGATCTTGTCGGAGTAAAACACGCCTTTCTTGGCATCAATCACATAGTCCATCCGGCCTTCCATCGCCGCTTCGTGCGCGGCGCGGGCACCATCGTCGAAGTGATCGGGGCACGGCTCCTTCATCCCCGATTCGCGCACCAGCACCGCTTCGTTCTTGATCGCGCGCACCGTGGCGAACACCAGCTGCATCACCGCGGCGGGCAATTTGTCCTTTTCTTCGTTGAGCAGCTCCCACCGCCGCGAATCCCAGCGCAACCACCCCAAATCGGCGCAGAACCGCAAGTCCGCCCCATGACGCAGCACAAACCGCTCGGCATTGCCCAGATCGGTCAACGGAAACCGCGCCGCCGCCCGGTCGGTCACGGCATCGGGCGCTACCCGCAGGCGAACCAGCGCCGTTCCCGCACCCTGATCAGCGCTCCCCCCCGAACCCCCATCAGGCTCCGAAGCGTCAGCTCCATCTGGAGCATTTTCAGCCTCCAACCCGCCGGGGTCAGGGGCCACCTCTCCGCGCCAAGCGTCGGGATCGTCGCAATCGGGAAGAATATCGTCCGGGGTCATGCGGGCGCGCGCCCGCAGAACGGAACAGCCACCGCGTCCCGCCTCAAATAAAGCGGGTGGCGTGGGTGCCCTTCCTTGGTCAGTCCCAGCGCCACAATCGGCGCGTCCTGCCAGTTGGCATCTTCAATCCAACCCAGCATCGTCTCATCTTGCCCAAGGTGCCCGCCATGCGCGCCCCATGCACAAATGATCAGTCCCGCCCGGTCGAGCGCGCGCTCGACGTTACCCTGGTTGCGGAGCCCGACCGGATCATCGTCGTCATTGAGCGCCAGCAACTGCGCCGGGTCAGTCGCCCGGTGCGCGAACAGGTTGACCACCTCAAGCCGGTCGAATTGGTGACGCTTGGCAAAGTCAACGCACCGCCGGATCGTCGGGTCATCGACTGCGCCATCGGCTGTGCTCGGATTGAGCATCACGAAAACGCAAGACTTTGGCTCGCCGATCTGCACCCCCGCGCCGTCCAGGCAAGGACTGCCATCTTCTTCGGTCCACATGTCCCACTGGGCTGGCTCAGGGTGGTTGCGCCATTCGCGCCACAACCGATAGCGGTAGCGACCGCAGACGCTCAATTTCGCGCCTTTGTCGAGATAGTCCATCACGCCCCGCCCTCGATGTCATGCCAGGCCAGCGCCTGCCCGCTGCGCGCGGCGGTCAGATGGCCGGGCCGCACAGGCCGAGCGCGCGCGACAACCCCCTCAGGCAGCCCTTGCGGCAACATCGCGTCGAGCATCGGGCCCCGGATGCCCAGCACCCGGCGGTACAGCGCCAGCGTCATTTCCTGTTCCTCGCGCAAGGCAGGGTCCATTTCGATCATCTTGCACGCCGCATCCAGCGCCGCCCCGTCGAGCCCGATGGTCTTGGCCATCGCCTTCACGGTGCGCTTGGCCTCGCGAATCGGATGCACCGCCGCGCGCTCGGCTTGACGCAGCTTGAGCAGATTGGTGACGATGTAGATCAGCCGCCGCTCAGCCTCGTTTTCGGTGTCGGGAAACAGGTAATCCCCATCAGCAGCGCGGCGATAGGTCAGCAGCGCCAGATCGGGCACTGACGGCTTGGCCGCGCTCACCTCGCGCTCGAACCGCGCCCGCCACTGGGCCGAATACTGCACCCGCGTCTCGGGATCGGCGACGTGCCCCGCCAATGTCTCCAATGAATACCAGACGCCGCTCACCTCTTCGGGGGTCAGGGGACCGCGACCAGCGCTGGCGCGCACCCGGTCGAACAGGAATTCGCTCAGCGGCAGCGCCTCCAGGCACAAGGCATCGATCGCCGCAGCCCCACCACCCTTGCGGATAACGTCATCAGGATCGCACCCCGGCGGGCAGATCGCCACGCGCAGGCTCTTGCCCGGCCCGATCAGCGGCAGCGCCGTCTCGCAGGCGCGC